CCTCGAGCCATATCTTCCACGGCATCGAGGAATTCAACCGGTTCCGTGATGATTTCGAGGACCGGCCGGAGGAACGATATCAGCAGATCATGGACTCGTGGCCCTTGGTGTTCGGTTCCACGGAGAAGGCCATGAAGAAGCTGTTCGCGCCGGCCAAACCGGTCGTGAAACGCCCCCCCCTGGTCGCTGTGCCCGCGCTGCAAGAAACCCGTATGGGCTCAGGAAGGCACCACCGACCTGAGGGAGACGCAGCAGCTGCTGAAACGGAACCCGTTGCCGCGCTGGTGCCGTGTCTGCGGCCAGCGTTTCGAGTACACGATGGGCGACCACATCTCATGCAGTTCCGAGTTCTCCATCGCGGAGACGATGGACACGCTCAAAAGCATGTTCCCCACCGAGCAGCCGAACTTCGAGACCATCGCCATCGAAGCCGCACACGAGGACGGTGAGCAGAATGGTTAACCCCGCCAAGAAAAAGGGCACAAGCCTTGAGACGTGGACCGTGCGTTACCTCGCGTGGGCGTTGCAGGACACGCGCATC